TTCACGCCCCGCACGTCGCCCGTGCAGTTGTAGGTCTTGTTGGCGAGCTTGAACGCGAGCGGGACTTCCTGCTGTGCGTTGGCGACGCCCACCCAGTCGAACTCCAGCCCCGCCTGCGGGATCGCGGAGTTGACGCTGATCTGGATTTTCTTGGAGCCCGCGGAGTGCCCCGCGCGCCCGAGAAGGAGCGTGTTCACGTCCTTGTTGTCGGTCTGAACGTCCATGCTGACCGTGTTCGCCTGCAACACAGGGCGACCGCGGAAGAGCACAAAGCCGGGGCCGGAATAGACAGCCATGATCTACCTCACGCGGTCTGACGGACGTTGCCGCCGATGATGTGCAGGCCGGGCATCGGCTCGCAGGGAATCTCGCAGTTGAGGCGCCCGCTCACCACGGGGTCTTCCTCCACCTTGAGGAGCAGGAGATTGGCCTCCACGTCGCGCAGGATGCCGCGCTGCTCAAGCTGCGCGAGGTCGAACGCGATGCGGTCGCGCACGATGGACGGCGAGACGACGTTGGCGACCACAGGGGGACGCCCGTCGAGGCCGTCCGACCCGAGCTTGACGCCCGCGTAGGTGACGGCGAGGTCGGCCCGCAGGTAGTCCGCGGTGTAGTCCGGCACCGTCACGTTGGTGGTGTCGCGCACCGCGTAGTTGGGCGTGCCGTTGGCGAGGCTGCGCGTGGTCACGGAGCGCGCGATCACCGTGCCGCTCGCGCGGTCGGGGTCGGGCATGAGCACCGTGAGGCTGTTGTTGAGCGCGTTGTTGGCCTCGGTGGTCGTGGGCTGATCCGCGATGCCGTACTGCGGCGGCGTCGTGACGAGCTTCATGCCGTCGAGGTTGGCGGCGGGGTCCGCGGCCTCACCCGTGCGGATGCCCCCCGCGCGGGCGTCCCCAATGAGGCGCGCCGCGGCGACCTCCGCGGGCGTCACGCCAGGCTGCATGGGGTTGTTGTAGTGCCACACCGCCTGAAGCCGCGGCGAGTTCTGCCCCTGCGCGATGGTGATGGACGCCGAGTCCGCACCGGCGAGCCCGATGATGGCTTGCTGCCACTTCTGCTCCGTCGGCGTGGCGAGCGCGTTGAGGTGCGTGACGATGCGCGTGATGTTGCTGGTGTCGATGTACGCGCCCACGATGCGGTCGAAGCGCGCCGACGCCATCGACGCGAGGGCGTTGGTGTTGTCGTCCTCAGTGGTACCGCCCGTGAAGAGGTACTCCTCACCGACCGCGGAGCCGCCCGAGAGCGTGCCCGTCGTGGTGCCTGGGGAGGTGGTCGCAGACGATGTGATGCGCGTCTCCACGCCCGCCGAGTCCACGAAGTACGCCCGGAGGATGAGCGCGTTTCCGCGGGGGCCGGGGTGCTTCGCCGTGAAGGTCGTCACGCCTGCCGCAAACTGCGCCGTGAAGGGCAGCGTAGGATCGTCGAGCACCGCCTGCGCGACCGCCTCCGCGATGGTGGCGATGGCCGCGCCGGACGCGACCGCGATGTCGTACGACTTGCCCTGCGTGACGAGCCGGATGGTGTACGCCGCCGTCGCCGCGTTGACGAAGGTGAGCACCAGCGAGGCGCGGGCGCCCCCGGACTCCGCGGAGCTGCACAGCCACACCGCCGCCTCGGGGTACTGCGCGAACACGGCGCGGGCCATGTTGTGCAGCTCCGACCCCTCGCCCGTGAGGATGGCCGCGTCACCCGCGGACGCCACGAAGGTCGGCGTCGCGTTGGGCATCGTGCCCGCCGTGACGGAGAACGACGGCGCCGAGTTGGTCAGCGTCGACGTGATCTTGTTCCCCATGAGCATGATCTTGATGGGGGCCGCACCCGCGCTGGTGCCCGTGCCCCCGAGGATCACGCTCATGTACACGCCGGGGAGTGCCTGCGACGCCGCAAGGCCCGGAATCTGAATCGCCATGGTCAGCCCTCATCGGGCGCAGCGCCCGCGGTGGTGGGAGTCTTTGCGGGCGCCTTGCTCTTCGCGGGGGCAATCTCCGCGGGAGCACTCGCCACGGAGGGGTTCGCCCCGTTGAGGAGCCGCAGCTCGCCCCGCGTGATGCGGCGACGGTAGTACGCCGAGTCCTCGACGAGCTCGCCCTCCGGGAGCGCGTTGCCCTTGCGGTCGCGGGCGACGGGCGGGCCCTGCATGAGTACGCCGTCGGTGCAGCGCGTGACGCGCAGGTCGTCCACGGCTCCGACTCGGATTTTTGCGTGCATCGTGCCCGTGACCGTACACGCCGCGGCGCGGAGCGTCACGGCGCGGGCCGTGGTACTGCGGGGGTGCTGCGTGGGTGGTCGCGGACGGTGTGGGGGCTACGAGCCCGACACCCCGTAGGCTGCGGAGGCCCACGCGAGAAGCGCCGTCACCTCCGACCCGGAGAGCACACGAGGCCACACGAGCGCGGCGCCGACCCGCGCGGAGAGCGTACCGGCGCGGCCCATCGACACCCGCACCGCCTGCGTGTCGAGCACCCGCGTGCCCGTCACCGTCGCACCGGTGCCCGACGCGGGCACCACCCGGATCGTGACTGTGTTGGTGCCGCCCCGCGCCGTCGTGCCGTCGTAGCTGGCGAGCACGAGCGCGGGGTTGGCGTTGAGCAGCACGCCGGAGGATACATTGATGGCAGCACTGCCGACGGAGACGGCGGGCACGAGGCCCGATGCGGTGTCGAGTAGCACCACGTCCCACTCCGCAAGCGCCGTCGCGCCGCCCTGCGTGCCGTACCCCACCACATACTGCGTGGCGCCCGTCGAAGCCGCGCCGTGTAGAATCACCGCGACCGTGCGCGGGAAGCCCCCCGTGGGCAGGATAGCGGGCGCGGGGAGGATGGTGCCGGGGCCCGACGTGTCCGTGTCCACGCCGCCCATGTCCTGCCCCGCGGTGAGGCCCTCGGACGCCGACGCGTAGAGGCTGTCGCCCGTGACGAAGCGGACCCACGACACGGACGCGATGACCTCTCGCCGGGGCTGCGAGAGCGCGGAGGCCTGTGCGACTACCCAGGGGCCCACCGGGGGCTGCGGGAGGATGGGGCGCCATAGCGGCACGGTGCGGCCGTCCGAGGGCACGGGGTAGGGCGTCAGCGTCGAGCGCGTGGCGTCCGCGACGGGCGCCTCAAGGCCGCCCCCCGAGGGCGTCGAGACGGGCACGAGGCGCGCCCCGTTGGTGGCGTTCCCGGCCCACCACGCGAGGATACCCGGGAGGGGCGGCGCGCCCCCGCTCGTCGTGTCGAGCCCGAGGGGTTGCAGCGGGTCCGCGGTCTGTACGGGGTTGCCCGTCAAGCCCGTCGCGGGGTCGGCCACGAAGTCCCCCGCGAGGCTCGACGGGTAGAGGTTCATGTACGCCTGCATGGTCAAGAGCGGCGCCCCGAGCGAGGCCTCGTAGATCGGGTCGAGCCCGTCCGAGCGCGCGTCCGCCACGCGTCGCCGCGTCGTGAAGCGGAGCAGCATCGCGTAGATTTCGTTGGGCACGACGAGGTAGGGGCGCGTCTCGACGTAGCGCACGTTCGAGACGTTGTAGAGCCCCTCCACCATGAGGTTGCTCAGCGCGGCCTCGACGAGCTCTACGATCTCCGCGAACCCAAGCGTCGCGTCCGGGCCCGCGGCGGACCCACGCGTCATGGTCGTGGCGTTGCGGGTGTCGCGGATGACGACGAGCACTGACCACGACGCCGTTGCGATGAACTCCGTATCGCCCGACACCGTAGCGACCATGAGGGGGCGCGGGTCCACGACCTCGCCGTCGAAGCCGAGTAGCAGCGCCGGGGTGCGCCCGTCGACCTGCGACTGGATCGCCACGCGGTACGCGTCGTTGAGCGTCGTCGCGCGGAGCGGCTCGCCAAGCCAGCGCCCGATGTACCGGATGCGCGGCTCGCGTGCGTCGGCGTTGCTGCCCGGGTTGGTCTGATCCGCGCCGGGGTTGATCCGTCGCAGCGCCGCGAAGAGTGCTGCGTCGATGGTCCTGATGGTCGCGTCAGCCATGATCCCCGCGACCCTACCACGCGCCCCTACATGGCGACCCCATCGGGCGCCCCGCCGTCCGTGTTGAGCGCGTCCTCAATGGCGTCCGCGACCGCCACCGCCATCGACGCCTCAAGCTGCACCGCGGTCGCGTCGGCGGCGCGTTGCAGGAAGTCGTCGCCGGTCTTGTTGATGACGTACGACGCGTACTCCGCGGACGCCTCGACGACGCCTTCGATCTTCCCCGAGGCGAGTCCGCCCGTGACGGTGCCTCCCGCGATGGACGCCTGCAAGGTGCCCGTGCGGTTGCGGAAAACGTGGTTGGCCTGCGCGTACTGCGCCACGCGGTCTTGGTGGCGCTCCATCTGCTCTTTGAGCACCACGTCCACGCGATCCGCGACGGCCTGCAAGGCGGTGTCGAGTGCCATGCGCGGGCGCCTTCCGTCAGTACCCGGACGTGTCGCGCCACGTCAGGATGCGGGCGTACGGGGGGCCGATGTTGCCGTCGGGGTTGGGGCGGAAGATGTCCTCTGCCCAGGGCTTGGCGCGCCGCCCGTTCTGCGCCGTCACGGTGCGCTGCCGGTCGCGCTTGATGTCGTTGAGGAGGTTGACCGCATCCTCGTACCCGAGGCGCCACGGCGACTTCTCGCCCCCCTGCCCGTCCGACGGGTGGTAGCGCGTGGCCTCGTAGATCGCCATGCGTGCGATGGCGACGAGGATGCCGCGATCCACCACGGACCCGTCGATGTCGAGCGGCAGAAGGATGGCGCCGCCGCCGTTGAGGATGAGGTACGCCTGCGACTGCGCGGCGTCGATGCACACGCCGAGGAACGTGCTGTCCACCGTGCCCGTCGCGTTCTTGTCGAACACGCGCCGGTAATCCTCGGCGGACATGATGCCTTGCAGGAACGCCGCGTCGATAAGGGCCATGCCCGAGGGTACCGCGCGTAGCAATACGGGTCACGACGCGGGTCACGACGCGGGGCGCGTGCTGGCAGGGTGCGCGGGTGGGATGCGGGGGCGCCCAAACGCCACCGCCGCGCGCTACCCCGGAGGGCTGCGGCGCGGCGGCTACGCGAGGGTGTCGTGGGACGCGCGGGGCGCGTGGATCAGGACGCGACGGGGGTGGTGAACAGGTACCCGGAGTACTGCCCGCCGACGAGCTCCTCGGCGTCCGCGTGGACCACCTGAACGCGGGTGGCGCCGTACGCGCCGACGCTGCGCTCGTACCAGGACGACACCTGGTAGGGGGTGCCGCCCGGCATGCCGGTGAGGGTGGGGTTCCACCGCATCGTGTACGCGAAGGCGCCCGTGCGACGCATCGCGGGGGCGGGCTCGACGTACACGAAGGCCGCGCAGAGGCCCCACACGTAGCTCATGGAGAGCGTCGCGCCGGGGGCGGCGCCGTTGTACTTCGCCTTGGCGACGTACACCTTGTCGAGCCCGAAGCGGTCCGCGAACATCTCGGGGGTGATGCGGATGTCGGTCGGGCCTGTCGAGGTCGACGAGCGCGAGAGGATGTACCGCTCGACGGTCGGGTGCGTCGAGAGGTACTGCCACACCGAGGCCGAGAAGATGCCGACGTTGGGGGCCATGAGAAGGCCCGCCGAGGAGAGGGCGTTGGTGATGTCCTGCACCGGGTTGGAGCCCGGGTTGGACCACTGCTGCGCACCCGAGAGGGCGCGGGTGTTGGTGCCGTAGTTGCCCGAGGTCGTGAAGAGCGACGCCACGCGGGCCTCGCGGGCGAGGGCCATCACGTCGAGGATGTCCGCGGTGGCGTCCATCACGGGGTCGAGCGGCGCGTCGGCGTTGGCCTCCACGTCCATCGGCACGTCGAGCCGGAGCCCGTAGTGCAGACACTGGTAGAGGTCGTTGCTCGACAGGCTGCGGTTGAACGACGGCGGGGTGCCGCCCGACGAGCCGTAGTCCACCCGCGGGATGCTGGTGTTGTTGGCGGGGTCGAAGCGGAAGTAGCGGTCCGACAGCTTCGCCACGGGGAGTACGGGGCACACCGCGTCGGCGATGAGGTGGCGGTTGTTGGGCGAGAACCGCACCGCGAACTCGCTGGCCGCGGCGTTGACGTGGACCTGCGCGGGGCCGATCTGCCCCATGAGGAAGGGAGAACCGCCCGGACGCACGGCGGCGCCCGCGGCGGCGGCGTTGTCGAACTGGGGGATGACGGGGTTCATGGTCAGAGGCTCCGTGTGTGCGTGTCGAGATGGAGTGACGTGTGGGTGTGGGTGTGGGTGTCCCCGTCAGACCAGCACGACGGAGGGGTTCACGAGCACGGTGATGAACTGCCCCGACTCGCCCGACTCGTGGGCGTACCCGAGGATGCGGTTGGCGGTGGTGTTGCCGGGGGTGATGGCGACGGCGTGGCCCGACCCGTCCGAGACGACGGGCTGCCCGCGCGTGATCGAGCCACCCGCGATGACGAGGGCCTCACCGCCGTACGCCACGTCGACCTGCGAGAAGGTCGCGGCGTTGGCGGTGGAGACCACGCCGAGCACGGCATCGGTGGCGGCGGCAGCCGCAGCGACCTTGTCGTCGGCGCTGTCGAACTTCACGATGGTGCCGAAGGGGATGATCGCGTCAGCAAAGTACTGCCGCGTGAGCTGCGAAACCGGGACGAAGGCGTTTGCGGACATGGCGCTGTTCCTTGTGGTGTGGCGTGGCTGGTGACGTGCTGCGCGTTGGGGTCAGAGCTTCACGCCGCGGGGGCAGCGTCGCGGGGGAGGGCGTTGAAGTCGACGCCGAGCTCCGCGCACACCTCGGCGGTGGCGGCGTTGATGGCGTCCTGAAAGGTCCGCGCGTCGGCCTTCATGGTGCGCGGCACCTTCGCGGAGGCGCGGCGCGTGGCCTCCGTGACGATGGCGTCGCGGGTCGCGGGGATCGCGGCGCCCGAGGCGACGGCACCAGCGGCGGGCGCCTCGCGCATCGGCACGACCTTGCCCGCGGGGGCGGTGAGGGCCTCCGCGGTCTGCGACTCGACGACGGGCGCGGGGGCGCGCATCGTCACCGGCTTCGCGGCGAGCTCCGCGAGGCGGCTCTGCACCACCTCGGCGGGGTACGCCGCCGCGAAGGCGCGGGGGCTGCTGCTGCGCAGCGTGAGGGCGCCCGCGCGGCCCGCCTCGGGGATGAAGCCCGCGCGGATCACGGCGTCCACCTCGGCGGCGGCGTCGCGCTCGCGGTACGCCTTGACCTCGGCCTCAAGGGCCGCGAAGGCGGCCTTCTCCTGATCGTTCATCATGGTACTGGCTCCCGCGCGGGACGGGGCCCGCATCGTCTTGGGGGTCTTGGGGTCGGCGCCTTCCATCTTGCGCGCGAGCCCCGGCGCGGAGGCGTTGTCGCCACCCTCGCCGTCGTCGCCGCGCGTGTCGCGCTCTTCGTCGTCATCCTCGCCGTCGTCGGCGTCCACGCCGTCCGCGAGTCGCCCACCGGTGCGCTCCTCATCCTCGCCCTGATCCGCGGCGGCGTCGTTGCCACCGGGGACGTGGACCTGCGCGGGGCCGATGGCGTCCATCGTCTTGACGGGCGCGACGGGCGTCACGGTGAGGGTGAAGGTCGGCAGGGCGTCGCCCTCGGGGGTGTCGAGCACCCGCTTGACGAAGCCCACCACCTCGGCGGGACGCGCGAGGGCGGGGAGGTTGAGGCAGCGCCGGAGGCAGCCCACGAGGTCGCGCACGGCGTCCTCGACGCCATCGGCGGCGCCCATGTCGCCCTCGACGTAGCCCATGAGGCGGTCGATGCCCGCGCGCACCTCGTCGTCGCCCCCGAGCTTCGGCAACCCGAGCATGGCGCGGAGGGCTTCCATGAGGTCTTCGCGGTCGTCGATGTCCTCGTACCAGCGCATGAGGGCGGCGCGGTCGCCCGCGCGAAACGCCGTGATCGCAGCGCGGAGCCGCACGCTCTTGTCGGAGCGGAGCGCCGTCGTTGCGGCCTGAGTCGGGGTCGTAGTGGCAGGCATGGTGGTGGCACTACGCGTAACATCCGCCCCCGAAAGCGTCACGCCACGGGCCTTTCCTGCGTCGCGCGGGGACGCACTGCCCGAGGTGCTGCCCGAAGTGCTGCCCGCGGGGGTGAGCGCGGTGGTGCTGGACGTGGGCCGCGCCGTCGCGCGTTCCGCGGCGAGCGTCACGATGGCGGCGACGCGCTCCGATGCGTCCGCGGGCCCGAGGTACGCGCGGGCGGACGCCACCATGCACGCCGGTCCCCAGCGGTCGAGGGACGCCGCGGAGACACGCGCCGTGACAGCCTCCGCGTGGACGGAGAGCAGCGCGGGGGCCTCGCCGTCCCACAGCTTGTAGTGGTTGGCGAGGTGCTTGTAGACGGCCTCGCGCTCCTCCGCAGGGATGGTCACGCCGCCGCGGGCACCGTTGAGCGCCGCGATGGCAGCCTCGACGCCGCGCCGGGACGTGCGGAGCTGCCCGTCCACAACGACGTGGTGAGGCAGCTTGTACGCGCCGAAGCCATCCTCGGCGGCGTCGTCGTACCAAGCGAAGCCCTCGCGGTAGCGGGCCCAATCCATGTCCACCTTGGCGCCCGTGCCGCCCGCGGACGCCCAGCGCCGGAGGTCCATCTCGGCGGCGTCGCCGTCCCACGGGAGCGGGGCACCGTCACCGTCGAGCGCCTCGCGGTCCGCGGGCTGAAGCGGCGGCTGATGCACCGCGACCGCGCGAGCCGTCACGGGCGCCATGCCGTCGAGGAAGGGCCGGTTGGTGAGGCCACCCGAGACGAGCATCGCACCGATGCACTGCCCACTCGCGGGGTGCGTGAAGTCGAACACCACGGCGGGCGAGAAGTAGCGGTAGCGGCCCTTGCGGACGTGCTCGACGGCGGCGTCGTCGACCCACTCCACCTTGCCCCACAGCTCCGTGCCACCGCCGCGCACGTCGAGGTCCGTGAAGTACCCCACCGCGGGCGCGCCGAGCTGCGGGATGGAGCCGTCCATGCGCTCCGTCGCGTGCTCGTAGTCAAGCGGGACGGCGCCGTTGGCGGTCTGCCGGAAGTTGCGCACGATCTCGTTGAAGATCGCCGTCGTGAACCGGAACGCGCCCATCGCGTGCCCGCGGAACTCGCCCACCTTGGCGACCTGAATCCACGACACGGCCACAACCTGCGGCCCGAGGGTGGCGCCCTCGACAACGAGGGGCGGCGCCGCGGGTGCGCCTGGGGTCGCCGCGGTGACGGCGCCGTCCATCGCGGCGTTGCTCGCGGGCTCCGACCCGAGAAGGCGCAGCCGCGCGTCGAGGGCGCGCACCGACACAAACTGCGGGCGCATCTCCGTCGTCTGCGTCGGGCGCGTGGCCTGCCACGGCGGCGTGACGCCGAGTTGATCGCAGTGGCGCGTGAGGTGCTCGCGCACCGACTCAATGTGCTCCATGAGAATGCCTCCGAGGGCGGTAGGGGTGCTGTGTGGGGTGCTCCGCGCCCCCGACAATGCCGCACCGGACGCGGTGTCGGTACCCGCGGGCACGGACGCTGCGGGCGCGGGTGCTGGTGCGATGGCGCGGCACGCACGCTCGAACGCGAGGCACGCCCGCATGACCCCGCTGCGCGAGAGGGCGAGTTCGCCCGCCACAACGTCGTGGTGCGGGAACATGAACGCGCTCGCCGCATACCCGCGCTCGCCACCTCCCGCGGGGAGCGTCGGGGCCCCGACGAACGCGAACGCGCGACTGTACCGGCGCACGTCGACGCGGCTCCACTCGCCCGTGCCGTCCGACGACGCCCATGCGCGGAGGCGCCCGAGGGCGTGGTCGCGGTTCCACGCCGCGGAGAGCGTCGCGGCCATCGCATCCCCGGCCACGTCGAAGGGCACCGCTCCGGGGGTGAGCACGGGTGCGGGAGCGCGAGACGCGGGGGCGGGCCCTACGCCCTGCGACCCGCCCGAGACGCCGTTGTCGGGTCCGCCCTGCCCGAGTGCGGGGAAGGTCGGCACATCCCCAGGGACGCCATCGACGGTGGGCGGGCCCTTCGCGGTAATGTCCCCCGGCGCCACCTCGTGCAAGCCCCCCGCGGGTGCGGCGGCGGACGGCACCGTATCCGCGCGGCGGAAGGGCACCGCGTAGCGGTCGGGGCCCCACCACAGCGCGAGGGATGCCGCGTCGAAGTCGAGCACGCCGGGGTACCGCTTTGCGAGAAGATCGGGGCGGATGTCCGTGCGCTCCGTGCCCTGCGGGACGTACGCCACCGTGACGTGCGGGGTGAACCCATACGCGCTCGCGGAGACGGCGCCCACCTCCGCGGCGGCTTCCGCGACACGGGCGCGGAGCGCGATGGCGTCCCGCGAGTCCACGCTGAGGTAGAGCGCGTCGACGGGGGTGCCGTCGAGCGGGTGCGTGTCGGCGCCGAGGAAGCGCCCGACGCCCGTGATGCGCAGCGCGGGGGCGGTGCTCTCGCTTGCGATGCGCCGCACGAGGGCCTGCAACGCCGGGCCGCGCCCGTCGGGCTGCTCTGCGCGGGGCCCGAGGTAGAGGAGCGTGACGTGCAAGTCGTCGGGGGGCAGCCCGTCCGACACGGCGAGGCGCCGCGCGTTCGCCCGCGGGAGGGTGAGCACGAGCGCGACCCCAGTGTGCTGTCGGGCGCGGTTGAGGCGCTCTGCGACCGAGAGCGCCGACGCGGGGTCCGTCCCGCCCGTGCCCTGCGCGTCCGGCGCCACCGTCGAGCGCCCCGCGGGCTGCGGCGGCGTGATGCCCCCGTCCGGGCCGTCCGTGTCCACACCGAGGGCGTCCGCCGCGGCGGCGCGGATGCGGTCCTGCATGACCGCCTCGGCGGCGTCGGGCAGGGCGTCCGTCACGGCCTGCGCAGCGTCCGTCGCGGGTGTCTCGACGAGGATGCCCGACGCGAGCCCGTCGTCGCGCGGCGCCTCCCCAGCCCCCGCGGGTGCGGTGGGCGTGACGTGCGCGTGCGCCCCGCGACGGCGCGGGGGTGCCTTGCCGCCTGCGGGATAGTCGCGTCGCGCGGCCTCGCTCTCGGCGCGGTTGACGGCGCCACCCGTCGACTCTCCTGGGGTGGACGCCGCGTCCGCCGCGTCTTGCATGTCCGCTTCGGCGTCGTCACCGTAGGGCACCTGCACCGGGGGTCCGAGCACGTTGCCGCCGCGCCACTCGTCATCGGTGACGCCCGTAGTGCCGGGAGGGAGCGCGATGGCGAGGCGCGCTTCGCGCTCGCGGAACGTCGTCGCGTCCGGGGTCATGGGCTGCGGAATGAGGCGCGGGCGCAGGGAGGCGTCCACCTCGGGGCTCAGGGGGTCGAGCACCTGTGTGTCGTCGGTCGGCGGGATGGGCACGAGTAGCGCCGCCCCAGCGCCCGCGATCTCTGGTCCCGAGAGCACCCGCGCCTCGTGTGCCGCGTCGGCGCGCTCCATGCGCTCCACCATCGACTCAGCCCATACGCGCCCCGGATCGCCACCCCACAGCATGAACGCGACGTACCCCGGCGTGGGCGGGTTGGCCCACCCGTCGCGGCGGTCCACGGCGTGCCGCGCGTGCCACGCCCGCATCCGCACGAGCTTGTCTGGCGACACGTCCTCACCGCGGGCGAGACGCCGTGCCCACGCCACCGTGGCGGGGCGCAGCCCGTCGCCGCCGTGGCCTTGCTCGAACAGCTCGACGCCCCGCGCGAATGCCTCGCGCACGCCCTTCGGGGGCGCGAAGTCGAGGTCGGGGTACTGCGACGCACTCCGCAGGGCGAGGGCCTCACCCTCGGAGGCGTCGAACTCCACATCGGGGATATCCACGTCGACAACGCCCACGGGGGTGGTGCCCGCGGGCTGCACCGGTGGGGTGGCGCTCGACGCGGTGACGGGGCGCTCCGCGGGGGTACGGGTGCGGGAGCGAGTGCGGAGGGTCGGCATCGGGGGTCTCCGAGAGCGTGGGGGCTACCCGTAGAAGCGGCGCGGCGGGGGGCGCGTAGCGGGGGCCTGCGGGGGCGCGTGAGACTCGGACGGGGGTACGGGCGCCTCCGGGGCGCTGCGGGCCCGCACGGGGGCGCCACGGGCCCCGAGGGGGTCGGTCTGCATCTGCCCGTCGAGGGGGTCTGTCACGGGTGGGGGCACGGGCGAGGCCTCCGGCACGGGTGCGGCGTCAGGGTCCGCGAGGCCGATGCCGTCCACGCCGTCGCCCCCGGAGGGTGTCTGCGCGGCGGGCGGGGTGGGCGCCACCGCAGCCTCCGCGACACGCTCGGCGGCGTCCGCGAGGGCGCCTGTGTCCGTCGGGACGATCCCGTCCGTCGTCACCCCAGGGGGCGTCGGGGTGCCAGGCGTGCGGGGGTTGCCGGGGACGCCGGGCGCGTACCCCGCGTCGTGTGCGGGTGCCGTGCCCGCGTAGTCGTCGGCGTCCGCCGCGTCCACGATGGTGACGGGCGCTGCGGAGGGGGGCGCGGGGCTGCCGTCCGCGCGGGGCTCGCCGGTAGCGTTGTCCGCCACCGAGGGCAGCTTGCGCTCGACGGACGCGCCCATAAGGGCCTCGCCCGCGACGGGATCGGGGATGCCGAACTGATTGCGCACCCAGCCCTCGCCCACCGACAGCCCGGCCTTGACGAGCTTGACCACACGATCCGCGAGGGCGTCCTGCGACTCCTGCGGGTCGACGACGAAACGAATCTCGGGCACCGGGACGTGCGGCCCGAAGTTGTACTTGACGAGCGGGGCGAGAAGCGCCGACCGCAGCGTCTCCGAGAGGCTGTTCGCGTCGTACCGCGCGATCATGCGCGCTTCGTCCGCGTGTACGTCCCCGAGGCTCCGCGCCCCGCGCGACCCCGACTCCATCGTGAGCGTACCGCCAAGGACGCACTTGCTCATCTCGGCGTTGAACATCTCGACGAGCGGCGTGTGGATCGTGTTGCCTGTGACCGGGGGCAGGAGCTTCACGTCGATGTCGTCGGGGTACACAAGGCCGACGGACGCGTTCCAGTTGTTCAGCAGGTTGACGATGTACTGCACATCCTCATCCGGCGTGCGCGACGACTGCGCGCCGGGGGCGTCCTTACGCCCCGACTGAAACTGCGCGAGGCGTGCAAGGCGCCCCGCCATCTCCGCGAGGCCCATCGCGTCGCGCACCACCCAGCGCTTGAACATCGCCCACCACGCGAGCGTGCGCCCGAGGCCCTCGCGGGTGTAGAAGCCGCCGCGGATGCGCGGCGTGTGGACGATGAAGCGCCCCGGCACGGCGTCCTGCACCGCGATGCCGGGGTACGCCCCGAAGGGGAACGGAGGCATGTTCGACCACAGCCGGAGGTTCCACCCCGCGTCGTACTGGATCATGCGCGGGTGGACGGGGTAGAGCTGCGACGGGATGAGGTAGCCGCCCTGCCGCTCCCACACGACCTCGACGACGGCGCGCCCGTAATACACCGCGCCCATGAGGTCTGCGAAGCGGTCCGGCAACGCAGGGAGGGCGCGCAGCACCGAGGCGCACAGCTCCCGCGCCTCGCGGGCCACGTCGGGCTCCTGCCCCGCCTCGTACGCGCGGGACGGGCGCACCTCCCATTCGGCGCCCGCGACCACCCATTCACGCTTGGCGAGGGTGGCTTGGACGTGCGGGTCCGTCTCGCGCACCTCGTCGAGAAGGTCCGCGAGGGGGAACATAGTCCCGAGGTCCGCGCTCTTGATCGCAGCCGTCAACGCGAGCGGCGTGAGGGACGAACCCCAGCGTTGCTGGTACGCGCCGTTGAGGCTGTTCGGGGCGAGGTAGCTCCGCGGCGCGTGCGTGGTCTGCACCATCCCACCGGGGGAGGGGCCGGGGCCCCACGCGGCACCGAGCACGGGCGTACCGCCGACCTGCGCCGGGGTGGTCAGGGCGCTCGCCGGGGGCTGCGCCGGGGTGGTCAGGGCGCTCGCCGGGGGCTGCGCGGAGGGGGCGGACGGGTCCACGGCGCGACCCTATCACGCAGCCCCGCAAACGGCGGGGTGCGGGGCGCAGCGCGTGGGCGCGTCGAGGCTAGGACGGTGCGCGCGGCGTGTGGTGTGCCAACCCGTGCGCCCGCCCACGTGTCACCCCCGCGTCACCCCCACACGTCGCGCCGTGGTGCCCCCTCGGCGCTCCCGACCGCCGCCGTGAGCACGGCGCGCACGGCATCCTCGACACCCGTAGCGTCCATGCTGTCCGCGCTGCCCGCGGCGTGCATGGCGAAGAGCGACGCCGCCATCACGTCGGGCGTGTGCCGCGCCGGGACGTAGTAGAGGAGCGCGTTGACCCACGCGGACACCTCCGCGTCGAGCTCGCCCCCCGCCCCCATCGGGATCACCCAGCGACCCTGCGCGAACTCCGCGGCGAGCTGCTCCGCTTGGAAGTCGAGCGGGGGCTGCGACGTGCCCGTGGAGTACGCGACGGTCTTGACCCGCGCGATCTCCGCGAACTGCCGCATCCAATCCTGCGCGGCGACGTTTTCGATGCACGCGATGGAGCCCCACGCCTGCGTCACCCGCACGATGCGCCGGAGAATCTCCGCGGCGTTCCATCGCCCCGTCTGAATGTCCACCACCTCGCGCGTCCCGTCGGGCCACACCGCGAGGGTCACGAGCGCCGTGCGGTCAGCCTTCTTGCGCTGCGAGACGGCGAGGTCCACGCCCGTGTAGAACCGGCACGCGCGGCGCACATGGTCCGCGATGCCGGGGCGCCAGTGCGCGCGGTCGGGCCCGATGACGAGGCCGCGCCCACGCTCCATCGCGCGTTCGATGTCCCGGCGAGCGAAGCGAGCATCCTCGTCTGCGCGGGCTTTGCAGAGGTACGCCCGCGCAAACTCCGTCGGGGGCATCCCGCGGCGCTTCTTGTCGATGCGGCTGCGCGGCCAGCGCGCGGGCCATGAGAGCGCCCCCGTGCGTTCGTCGAGCACCGGGAAGCGGCGCGACGCCCAGCCGTCCGTGGCGGCGAGGCGGTGCATGGCGTCCTCGGGGTGCCACGCGTTGCCGAGGATGTAGACCAGTGCGTCCGCCGTGAGACGCCCTTCGATCACGCCGAAGAACCAGTCCACGGTTTGCTGCCGGAGGTACGGCGTGCGCGTGGACTCCATGTCGATGATGTCGTCCCCGATGAACACGTCCACGCGGCTGCCGAGCGTCGTGGTGCCCACGCCCATCGCGCGGACGGAGGGGTCCGTCGCATACCCCGCGCCTTGGATGCGGAGCGCGTCGAGGCGCCACAGCGGCCCCTTGCGCAGCGCCGGGAACACCGCGTGAAGGTCGTCGGAGTTCTCGATGTACGCGGCGATGCTGGTGACGATGTACGCGGCGCGCGTGGCTACCTTGGACGCGATGACGATGCGGAGCGTGGGGTCGTGCCCGAGCATGAACAGCATGCGGGCGATCACCACCGATTGCGTCTTGCCCGCCTCGACGTGGCCCCACACGACGGCGCGGGGGTGCTTGAGCTCTCCCGTGGGGGTGCGGGCGTCGAGGAAGCCGTGCATGGCGCGGTGGACGGGCGCTTGCTCGACGCGCTTGCCGGTGCGTTCGTCCCGCAGCACGAGGGCCGCGAACACGTTGATGTCCTCACGGGCCACCGTGACGAGGGCCTCGCGGGACGTGGCCAGGAGCGCCGACAGCTCCGCGTCGGAGAGCACCGAGACGCCGCGGCGTGACGCGACGAGCGCCCTGAGCTCCCGCACCGAGAGCGTAGCCCCCGCGGGCGCCTGCGGGCTCGCCGGGGTCGGGGGCAGGGTGCCGATGATGCTGTTGTGGGGCGAGGCCTGCGGGAACACGCCCCGAGGGTAGCGCGGCGCGGGGCGGGGCGTCGGGTGGGGCGCTCAACGCGACACCGCCGCAGGCGCGGGGTACAACGCACCCATGCCCGCCACCGCAGCCGCCGTATACCTCCATGTCGACGAGCTCCGCCCCAACCCCCGCAACCCGCGGGTCCACGGCGCCGACGTGGAGCGCCTCGCCCGCACCATCCTCCGCACGACCTGGGGTGCCCCCATCCTCGCCCGCGCCTCCGATCGGCGCATCATCGGCGGACACGGACGCCTTGAGGCCGCGAAGCTCATCCTGCGGGGCTTGACGGTGGACGGCGAGGCGCGGGGTGGCCCCGGGCACCGCTTCGACCCCGACGCGCCAGGGCCTGGCATGGTGCCGGTGCGCCTCCTCAACGTCTCCGACGCGGAGGCCGACGCCCTCACCCTCGCAGACAACGCGCGGGCGTTGCAGGGCACCGACGACGTGGACGCCCTCGTGGCGATGGCCCGCGTAGCCCTCGATGGCTTCGGGGACTTGCGCGTCGACCTCGGGATGGTGGACGCTGCGGCCACGGCTGCGGGGATCGCGGCATCGGGCGCCGTCACCGCGAGTCCGCCCCGGGCATCACCAGCGCTGCCGCTGCCTGCGAATCCTGGCGCACCCGCACGCGGCATCGGCCCGGAGGGGCGCGAGTACGACGAAGGCGTCGAGGATGAGGTCGACACGCTCACTTGTCCTCACTGCGGCGGCAAGGTGCCCCGTGGGTAGCCTGCGACGCATCGACGACTACCCCGCCCTGCTCGATGAGGCATGGGCGCAGCACCTCGCACCGCGGGCCCCGAACGCCCCGACGGTCATCTCCACCTTCGCGGGCTGCGGTGGCTCCTCGCTCGGGTACAGTATGGCGGGCTTCCGTGAGCTGCTCGCCGTCGAGTGGGAGCAGAACGCCGCCGACACTTTCCGCCTCAACTTCCCGCACGTCCCGCTGTATCACGGCGACATCGCAAGGCTCTCCGTCGAGGAGTGCTTGCGCATCGCGGGCATCGCCCCGGGTGAGCTCGACGTGTTCGACGGCTCGCCGCCGTGCCAGGGGTTTTCGACCGCGGGCAAGAGGGAGATTGGCGACTCGCGGAACCAACTGTTCCGCGAATACTGCCGCCTCCTCGAAGGGCTCCGCCCTCGCGCGTTCGTGATGGAGAACGTCAGCGGAATGGTCAAAGGTGACTTCAAGCTGGTATTCGCTGAGATTCTCCGAACGCTCAAGCGGTGCGGCTACCGCGTCAAAGTGCGGCTGCTCAATGCGATGTGGTTCGGCGTGCCGCAGTCGCGCGAGCGCATGATCTTCGTTGGCGTGCGAGAGGACATCGGGCGTGAGCCGTCGCACCCCGAGGGGTGGAGCGAGCCTATCTCTCTGCTCTCGGGGCTCTCGGGGCTCTCGGGGCTCTCGGGGCTCTCGATGGTTCGCGAGGGCTTCGGCATCCGGAAACTCGACCGCGTTCGCAGCGAAGAGTTCGCGAACAAGTGGCGGTCGGCGGCGCTGCCGTGCTGCACGATCATCAAGAGCCGCCCGCCGATTCTCGGCTTCGCGAAGGGTCCGCAGCGCGCGATGGCCCCGCACGAATGTCAGCGCATCGGGTCGTTTCCCGATCCGTTCAAGTTCATCGGCAACGCATCGAAGGCCGTCGAGCGTATCGGCAACAGCGTCCCACCCCTCTTCATGCGCGCCATCGCGGAGCACGTCCGCGGCATCCTCGCGGTGTAGAAGCTACCGCAGGTCGGTGGCGTCGAGCGTGTAGCTCGGGTGCAGCGCGTGGTGGGCGGGCTCCTCCGCGAAGAGGTCGACGTACGCGCGGAGGTGGGCGAACACGGGGTCGGACAGGATGCGCTCCCGCAGGGCTTGCAACGCCGTGTACTCCACCTGCCTGACGCGCTCACGGGTGCGGTCTACCGCCGTGCCCGTGAGTTCAAGCGTGGCGCCGTCGGAGGCCGCTACCACGTCGAGGGCGCAGGAGAACACCATCGCGCCGGGGGCGTAGGTGGGATCGTCCATCTCGGCCTGCGTGAGCGTCCCGCGGAGGTACGCCATCGCGCGGCCCGCGTCGAGGATGGCAGCGCCGCGCACGAGCCGGTCGATCAGGTCGTCTTCGTCCTGCGACCCCGCGAGGTGGTAGCGCCCCGTCGTGGAGTCGTAGTGGTGCGCGAGGTGGTGCTTGCACCCGACGTAGGGGCATGGTCGCACCGCGTTGACCCCATCCGGGCCTGCGTCCGCGGGGCGCTGCACTACGCTCCCATCCTCGCGCATCACCGGGAGGTAGCGCGGGGGCTTGCCCACGTCCTCACCCATGCGCAGGGCGAAGCGCGCGTCCGCCGCCCAGCGCTGCACCGCGGTGAGGCAGTCGCCGCGCGTCCGGGGGACGGGCACGCCGTCGAGCGTGGGGCGCTCCGGGTACTGCGGCACCACGCCTTCGGGGAGGCGTACGAGGGGGTTCTCGCCGGGGGTGGTGTTGCACGCGGAGCGGCGCGGGAGGCGTTGCCGCTTGCCCGTCGTAGTGTCCACGTCCCCGGCGCGCTGCGCCTTGATGCGCTCCCGGCGCTCCGCGCGGAGGGCGCGCACCTCGGGGGTGTTGGCGGCTGGGGGCCGGATCGGGTCGTCAGCGGCGTAGAGGGGGCGTGACACGGTGGGCGCCCCCGAGGGTACATCCCCCGCGGTCAACACACGAAACCCGAACACGTCGGGGTCGAGCGCGGACTGAATCGCGGGGGGCATCTCCCGCAGGTGCATCCGCGGCCCGACCCGCGCCGGGATGGCGTACCGCAGGGCGTTGGCGTAGCGGGTAGCGACGGTCGGGGGTGTCACGGACAGCGCGACGGCGTGTGCCGCACGCGCGGGTGCTGCGTGGTAGGGCGCGTGCGGCGCGTTGGACGCTGGGGGCATACCCCCACGTTATCCCGCGGGGGTTGGATGCGGC